TACCTGTAGGGTTTGTGTCTGTGTTGTCTGCATCATGCTTGTATGGGTCGAACTCGTCTATGTATCCATCTTCCTTGAACTGATATCCAATACCAGTTTCATTTTCGGCAGGATGTATACGACCATTTGCGTTACCCGTACTGTCTGAAATTTCTCCGTGAGTTACATACTGAACAGTAGGTCCGTTTGGATTTCCGTTCTCCCACTCTTCGATAACCATGTTGGGAGCAGACATCATAGCGTTGTCTACATATGATGGGCTTCGTGTGTACTGAGTATAACCACTATGACCATTCATTCGCCACTCAACCTTTGCGGTAATGTCTTTGCCCCAAGAATTATACCAGAAACTTGGTGTCATAGGTGGGTAGCCCCATGTCTGATTTGAATTCGATGAGCCCATCATCCATTGGTGTTCGGGTATGTAGTTGGCATTAGAACCCTCGTTATTTAGAGGGGTAATTGATAGACCTTGGTAACTCAAGTTAGTACTACCACCATAAAGGTGCATCTGCATCTTAACCATTATACATGTGTGGTTTGATGATGGAGTGAATAGCATTTGAAAGAATTTGTTTAGCGTTTGCTTTGATGTGCCACCATTAGCCATGTAACGCTTTGTTGCTTGGACAGAGTTCTGAGTTTCCACTGCACCTTGCCCTGTAGAAAAGCCATTGTATTGATACACTCGTCTTTGCAAAAGCTTTATGCCTTCGTTAACTCCATCAATACGTTTCGGTGCGGGTGTGTGTTGGTAATCCGACATCCCTATCTCCTAAAATTTCATCTGGTATCGGGCGTTGATAGATTTGCTGTTCGTCTGCGGATTGAATTGCATCCCGGCTGAGAACCCACCCTTACTAAAACCTACGCCTACGTTGTCTATGCCTTTGTCTCCGTACTGAATTTCAGCAGGTGCTCCCATTTCTTGAAACTGTTGAGGTAGTTCTACCTTACCCCCATGTGCAAAACCGCCTATGTTTAGGCGGAGCATTGCGTCTTCTATCAATTTGTTTATTGGAATATTTGCTTGAGCAGAACCATTGAAGCCATAGTTACTTTGCCTAACGCCTTGGTTTCCCACTGACTGCATAGGATTTCCACCGCCCGAAGCATACATAGACAAGTATTTACTTATCATGTCTGCGGGATTAGCTCCGCCCTCTGGCATAGCCGGTTGGTTCATAGTGTTGTTCATGCTTTCTTCTTCGCTTTCTTTTTAGGAAAACCCTTCTTCATATTAGCATAAGACTTGTCTGATATCGTACTGTTAGCTTTGCTTCGAGACTTACCAGATGCTTTTCGCTTGTTAATGTTTTCGTACAAACTCATGTATGATTACCCATAGTAGGCTTGGGCATTGGATATGATTTAGTCTTGCTTGTCTTACCTTTCATCGTGGCAACACGCAGAACTTTAGTCTTCTGAGAGGGATTACCGCAACGACAGTTACCGCCACACGAACTGGGGCTTTTACAAACAGAACTTAAATATGACATATCAATCTCCTTGTTATTCAGTTAGCCTACATCTCTGATGGATAGGTGTCGTCCTCTATTCTAACACCTATTGATTTTAGATATACCCCGTACATACTCAACCAATCCGACAGCCTCATACAGACGAGACTATCCTCTGTCTTTACCTGACTTTTTCTATTGATTACTACTGGGAAATCTGGACAGCGTGAGGCTTGGATACCTTTCTCCGCTTGTTCCATCGCTTGATATGGTTGAAATCTTTCAGTCCGCTTTGCTTCCACCCAAACCTTTGGTGTACCTGTCAAGTCTGCTTGACCACCGCCACCAATGTTTCGTCCACCGCCTGACAGGGGAGCACGGAATATTTTGTCTTCGCCATTAAATAACTTTTCATTAAAGTGTTGGGCTAATTCTCTTTCGTACCTATCGCCCTTTGCTTTCGCACCTCTAGGTTTTAATCCTCCCATAACCAATCATCTCCTAACGAACTACTGTGTTGAGCATTATGCTCTTTACACTTATTGCATATATACTGCCACTTAGGTCTAGTTTTATCGTCCTTGCATTTCATACATGGTCTGTTCCACATCTTAACAAAATTTTCTGACGAGAGTGCGACCACATATTTAGCACCATCAAAATCTTTCAAACTCTCTCGTTGCAGTATTCTTTTAACTGTATCAACACACACACCCAAATGTCTTGCCATTTCTGTGTACGGTCTTTTCTTTTTTAGAGCGTTCGCCAGATATTTGATGTCGTCTTTTGTAACGACAACTGGCTTTCCCATACGTCCTCCTTTCGTTGACAAAGTTTTAGCACATACCATCTAACCCTATATAAACCAACAACAAATCGCTCAAGGCGACAGCCTTGGGCGTGGGTTGTGCTAAAATTAAATTTGACAGGAGACTTGACAGAGGGTATCTCTCTATTAATCCTCCTGTTAACAATGTTAAAGACTAACCAAGAGAAATAAGACTTCGTCTTATTCTCTTTAGTTAGTAGTGTTAATAGTGTTTCAATCTTCATCCGATATTCCTAACCATCTTTTAACTTCGTACTGAGGAACTTTAAGTGTCCTACTAATTTCTGATGTATTGACACCCTCTGACTTAGACATGTGTATCGCCCATTGCTTTTTAGATTTAGTAGAAACAATAAACCTTTTCCCAGTTAATAAGTTTTCACACCAACCAATGTAATGCGTCTGATGTAGTTCAGTTTGTTGACGAACCTTTCCGAAACTTATCTGTGTTACCATCATAATCCTACTATCGTTACCGCATAGAGCATCAAGGTAATGGTAAGGTGTAAACTCTCGGTTGTCTGTTGTGTAAACCGTTAGGTCTCCATCGTACAAACCCGCCTTTGCCTTAACATCATTCTTGTCTTGATACACTTGTGTAATAAATACTTGCGTATCAATATCTGTTAACTGTGCAGTAGAACCTGCCTCTCTCCCAAGACCGCCTTCTCCCGGCTTATTCCTGTGATGAACTAAGACGACAGACACACCTTTGTTTCTAATCGTCTTGGCTACGAAGTTAACCTTTGCCCATTCTGTTGGGCTTGCTTCCTCTAAACCTCTAAACGCATTACGAATTGTGTCAATAACTATTATGTCTGGCTGTACAACTTCGAGCCATTCTCCTAGCAAATTGAACCCTGTCTGCGACATTAAGTCCATCTCGCCACCGTCTTCTGGAGCGATAAGTGTAGGAGACCACAAGGCAAAATGCTTACCAGTATCTCCAAATGTGTCATTGAAATCACGCATTCTTCTTAGGGCAGTTCGTCTTGGGTTATCGAAATCAAGATAGAAAACCTTGGCGGGTTTACCCATCTCGTAAGGTCCGAAACTATCCTTGCCACTTGCCAATGCAGTTAGCATTGCAGACAAGAAGTAACTCTTACCATGTCCATTGAACCCAACAACCTGTGTGATTGTTGCTTCTGGAATGATTGGGTCTGCCCAGAATGGTTCGTCTCCAAGATTTTTTAGTAGGTCATCAACTGCACTTGAGTAGATAGGAACAAGCCTATTGTGTGGAACAACCTCTCTCTCTTGCTTGACAACTTCCTTACCCTTACGAAAACCTTGAGCGTCATAATCGTTGGGGTAGTTACGTCTGTCCATATCTTGTGCAGAACGCATCTTAGTTAGTAACCAATCCTCAGTTTCTTTCTGACTGTGTGTCCCAACATCAAAAAACTCAGTGTAGTATTGGGTTACAGAGTGTATTAGGTCATCGCCAACCACCCCTTTTCGGACCATCTGACCGCAAAAGCGGACCATCCAATCATCAGTTCCGTCTCCATCTTGTAGCTTTCTACCCAATATTGATACACGATTTTGTGTTTGTTCATATATTGTTAAGGATTGTTCTGGGGTAGCTACCTTGATTGAGGACAAATCCAACCCGTCAAAGGTAAAGTTTTCGTCTGCATCAATTATCTCCGTTGGGTTTCCTTGCCAAACAAAATGTTCGAGGTCATCAAAGCTATGTGCTTCTGCTATCTTCCATTCATATTGGTGTGTCGGAGTACCGTCTCCGCTCATCTTGATAGACGGTGGCATCACAACGTAACCGCCATCGCCCCTCAAGTCTAAGCCATGAACATCAACCCATTCTCTAGCTACACCACCGACCTTGTTGGCAAATCGTTTACCTTCCATTGGGTGTGCGTAGTAGTAGTGATGCCCTCTAGTAGTCTTAACCGCTATTGGTGTGGTTAAGTTTTTCTTTTTAACGTAAGCTTCCGCTTCCGCATTGTCACAATCTAATACTATTACACCACTAATACTGCCCGTAACTAAGGCAAGGTTAAATAGTTCTATGCGACTTCCACCTGTAGTAGGTGCTCCGTTCTCAAACCAATCTTCTACTTCTTCTACAGTTGTAGACCGTGTTTGATATTCCTTCCATTCTGCTAGTGGCTTCTTACTAGAGATAGACAGAGGTATAATAGTCCAACCTCTTTCTACCGCACTGATAGCCTCACTATATAGAAGGTTTTTTAGTTCTTCCGTTTGGTTCATCTGTTTTATCCTGTTCAAAGTAATCGTTAATATTAACAGACGGGTTAGCATCAAGAAGCGTTTCAAAATGCCAAGTCGTCATGTACCGTGTAGTCATCATTCTATATGGAGCGGTTCGGGACTTGCTTAATCTACTCGCAACTTCGTTGACCCCTCCACAATCGTTGATGAATTTCTTTGCGTTGAATTTCATCGCACTTCTCCTATGTAAAATGTTGAACTTCTTTTTCTCATATGTGATACGATATATCAAGGTGTCATATATTTGTGACAAAGTTTTGTCATAAGGTATTGTTGTATTATATTTCAGACGGTGTTATAAAATAAACACTATTACGATTAACTTAAAGGAGAAATGCTATGTCCGATTGGGATAAGTTTGAGGAGCAAACAGCCTCCTCTGGTCTACTCAAACTCATAGACGAGTTCAACGAGACCAAGGCTACCTTTGATGATAGTAAGGATAGGTTATCCACACTAGAAGCAAAGATAGTTGCCGAGTTCAACGAAGATTTTGGAGAGCAAAGCAAAAAGATAGGCGAGAACATTGTTACGATTAACCGCCAAGAGCGATACGATTGGGACCAAAATATACTAGAAGCATTATTTGTTTCGGGTTCTGTTCCAGAGTATATCAAGAAACGCTTAACAGTAGAGAAGCGTAACTTTCAAAAATTAACTGAAGCAGAACAAGCACCGCTATTACCTGCGTTAACTCGCAAGCCCGGTCCTGTGTCTGTGAAAATCACAAGGAGTAGCTAATGAATTTCGCACCAAAGAATACTGCTGACGATGAGACTGCACGAAGAAAGGTTCTTCTGTATGGACATCATGGTTGGGGCAAGACAACTCAACTAAAATATTTTCAAGAAGAATATGGTAAAGGTTTTATTTTATCTGGAGAGAGTGGACTAAGCTCAATCCGCCAAGCTAAGATTGATTACTTACCGTTCACATCTTGGGGTGGACAATCTAATGCAGACAAGAATGAATATAGTTTCATAGACATATTCAAGTGGACACGGACTGATGAGTTTGCCAAGCAAGGTTACAAGTGGATAGGGATTGATAGCTTAACAGAGTTGTCTGACATGTCTTATAAATTTGCAGAGGCAGAGGCAAAGGCACAAGCAGAGAAGATAGGCAAAAAGAATGCTGATGGTTTCGCTGTTTGGGGCAACCATGCCCAACAACTTATTGGTGCATGTAAGGCAATTCGTGACATGGATTTACATGTTATCGTAACTGCTCTTGCAAAAGAAAGCCAAGACGACAATGGTGGCATAGACTATTGGCCCATGGTCGCAGGTAAGGCTACCACGCAACAACTTCCCGGTATCTTCGATTGTGTATTCTGCGGAGTACGAGTAACAAAGGAAGATGATGGGAAACAAAAGGTTCTGCGTTACACTATTACTGATGAAGTAAGAGGGTGGCACGGAAAAGTCAGAGATGAACGCAGACGACTAAAGCCTGTAGAACAATCTGGCAATATCGTTGAACTTCTCAAACGTCTTGACATGGACGATGAAGAGTTCGCAAAAACTATAACCGTTAATAAAACAGGAGAAAAATAATATGTCTTTTAATTTTAAAGAATTAAGTCTGTCTGGTGTAGAGCTTTCTACATCTCCACAGATACTAACACCGGGACGGTACATCGTTGAAGTAACTGATGCGTCTCTCAAGCAGACAAAGAATGGCGGGACTGCCGTTGAGTTGTCTATGTCCGATACCAAAGGTGGTGGGTCTATAAGGGCATGGTTGAACGTACAAGTTCCCTCGTCTAAACCCGCTACAAGGATTGGTAGAGAACAGTTGAAAGCGTTGCTAACCTTTGGTGGACATCCAACACCTGACAATCCTAGCGATATTGCTTCGCTTAAAGGTTTGAAAGTGGGTGCATCTGTAGGAAAAGATACATATACTACAGACAATGGAGAAGAGAAAACAGGCTCTAAGCTTAAAGGTTTCTTTGACCCATCTGAGATTGACCCAGACGCAAAACCAGTTTCTCCCTCTCAGTCTAGCGGGGAAGCTTCGTCTTCGAGTAAAGACCTAGACGATGAAATCCCGTTTTAACTGAGGTAACTGGGGCAGGGCTAATAACCTTGCCCCTTTTTTTATATGAAAGAATATAGTATGGACTTAGCCGATTTAATAAACAGGGCATATGACCTTGATAATCAAGATGAGAAGCCTCGTAGTTACATCGGTGCATCTGGAATTGGACACTCTTGCGAAGCCATGATTGGTTTTTCTCTAAGGGGTTTTCCCAACACACCTATTGACGGTCAGTTGCGGAGAATATTTAGAGACGGACACAGGATTGAGAACATTGTTGTTGCGGACTTAAAGAAAGCAAACATCAATGTGCTAGAAAAAGACCCAATGAATAACAGGCAATGGGCTTACCATAGTTATGGTGGTCATGCGGTTGGACATGCAGATGGTATTATAGAAGCACCAGACGGTTCGTCATGGCTCTTAGAAATTAAGAGTATGAATGATGCAAAGTTTAAAGACTTTAAAAAGAATGGTGTTAAGTCTTCTCATAGAAATTACTATTCTCAAATGCAGTTTATGATGGGCATGGCTAAGTTCGAAAAAGGTGTGCTCGTTAGTTACAATAAAAATAACTCTGAATATCACTCCGAAATTGTTGAATACGATGAGTTCTATTATCAATCGTTGCGTCAGAAAGTTGAGAATGTTCTCGCAGACAGAGCGCAACAAGTATCAGATGACCCTTCCGACTGGAGGTGTAGGGGTTGCTTTAAGAGGGAAGTATGTTGGGAAAAAAAAGAACTGGAACAAAAGTTTCAAGTAAGAAAAACCTGCAAAAATTATCAACCAAACCTAGACGGAACTTGGACATGCGGGAACGGATGTCAGCAGGAGTGTCTGAAGTGGGAGCGTTGGCATCCAAAGCCAAAGAGTTCGTCTATCTAGCCTCGCCTTACAGTTTAAACAATACTGCCAAAGACGAAGCAATGGACAGGCGTAACGCACAGATAACAAGATGTTGCCACACAATGATGGCGACAGGGTTGAATGTGTATTCTCCAATAACGCACCATCATTCAGTACAGAACATAGGCGGAAAGATAGAAGGCTCTAGTGATTACTGGTTAGCCTTAGATTTTGGTCTACTGAAACATGCTACAGGACTGTTCGTCTTGATGCTTGATGGATGGCAGAACAGTATAGGTGTTACCAGAGAAATATCTTATGCTAGAGAACACTTAGATATCCCAGTAGTTTTCATCCAACCAGATAAGTATATTTTAACAGGTGTAAAAAATGGCTGATGATATAAGGATACAGATTGTTAGGCTTGAACACGAGATTGAAAGTGTTCGAGATAGAATTAAAGACATTGAGTGGAGGATGGACCACGGAGAAAAGGT